GGCCGGAAGCCTGCAATCACCGCGTCCATGTCAAGGACATCTACAGCGACCTATTCAACGACTGGAGTGAGCAGGCGCCGTCAACCGCGGACAACCCCACTGCCACTGCCCGCGCCTATCTGGAAATGGCCAGAGGCTTTCGCGTCGAACTTATCGCTGGCTGGTTCACCCAGGAGAACTACTGGAGCCGCGAAATTGGTGCCGGCAGCGCGACCATTCGCTTTCCCCTGGAGAAGGGGGGCTACTGGGAGCGCCTGATCGATCGCCCCGAGCGCTTCGGCAAGCAGAAGGCCCGCTTCAAACCGGGCGAGAGCTACAAGGGCGTCTGGTGGTGCCCGCCTTCGTTCACGCTAATGGAGGTCGACGAGCTGTATATCGTCGAGGGCATCTTCGACGCCATCGCCCTGCTGCACAACGATATACCTGCCGTTTCCATGATGAGCAGCGCTCCTTTCCCCGAGGAATCGCTCCGCGCCCTCAAGAAGGCCTGCCAGGAGGCGGACAAGCGCCTGCCGCGCCTGGTCTGGGCACTGGATAACGAGCCGGTGGCCAAGGCCAACATGCGCCGCTGGGCCAAAGAGGCCCGCGCGCTGGGCTTCAAGTGCGAAGCCGCTGTCATCCCGCAGCGCGGCGCCAAAAAGATCGACTGGAATGACCTGCATCAGCGCTGGGCTTTCATTGAGGGCGACGACGAACGCGCCAAGCGCGTCGAGCTTGACCTTGCAGAGGCCCGTCACCAGGGCGCCCTGCTGCTGGCCGACTCGGCCGAGGAAAAAGGCCTGCTCATGTACGAGTGGGACGAGCGCAGGGAATTCAACTTTACCTACCGCTCCCGTCTGTACTGGTTCAACCTTGACCTGGAAAAGTACGAGCGCGCTACCCGCGAGCTGGATAGCTCTGATCGCCAGGAAGATCAGCTACTCAGCGACAAGCAGCGTCGGGACAAGGCCCTGCGCCAGAGCTCGTCCGTTGTGCGTATCGCCAACTGCGCTTTCCAAGCGCTGTACTACATGCGCAACGACGTGACCCAGGAGGCCTGGTACTACTTCCGCGTAGATCGACCAGACAGCCGTGCCGTCAAGACAACCTTCACCGCCTCGCAGATTACTGCCGCACCGGAGTTTAAAAAGCGCCTGCTCAACGAGTGCAATGGGGCCATGTTCACCGGCACTGCGCAGCAGTTGGAGCGCATGCTCGGCTTCCAGCTCGACGACCTCAAGACCGTCAACACCATCGACTGGATCGGCTACACCCGTGAACACGGCGTCTACGTGTTCAACGAACTGGCCATCGCCGGCGGCAAGGTGCACAAGCTCAACGAAGAGGACTTCTTCGACGTCGGCAATTTGAGTGTGAAGTCGCAGAGCCAGTCCCCAGTGCTGCACATCAACCCAGACCTCAGCGCCTACAACGAAGGCTGGTTCGAACTGTTCTGGAAATGCTTCGGCGTGCGCGGCGCTGTGGTGCTGGCCTGGTGGCTGGGCGCCCTGTATGCAGAGCAAATCCGCCAGATTCACAAGTCCTACCTGTTCCTTGAGCTGATCGGCGAAGCCGGTGCCGGCAAGACCACTCTGGTGGAACTGCTCTGGAAAACCACCGGGCGCGTTGAATATGAAGGTTTCGACCCGTCTAAGGCCACCCCTGCCAGCCGTGCGCGGAACTTCGCCCAAGTCGGCAACCTGCCGGTCGTGCTGATCGAGTCCGAGCGCGAGCAGAAGGAAGGCGCCCCGGTGAAGCACTTCGACTGGGACGAACTCAAGACCGCCTACAACGGCCGCAGCGTGCGCTCCACTGGCGTGAAGAACAACGGCAACGACACCCGCGAACCGCCGTTCCGGGCCGCCCTGCTGATCGCCCAGAACAACGCGGTCAACGCCTCAGAGCCGATCCTCCAGCGCCTGGGTCATGTGCACCTGACACGTGAACACCAGACACCGGAAACCAAGCTGTTCGCCGAGCAGCTGGAGCGCATGCCGGTGGAACAGCTCAGCGGTTTCATGATCAAGGCGCTGCAGCCCGAGGCAAAGGTCCTCAGCCTGCTGGACGAGCGTACCTCCGGCTACGAGCAGCAGCTCCTGGCGCTCCCGGGCATTCGCACTGTGCGTATCGCCAAGAATCACGCCCAACTGCGCAGCTTGGTGGACGCCCTGCAGTTGGTCGTCCCGCTGAGCGACGAGCGCGCGGCCCTGGTGCATGCCGAGGTGGAACGCATGGCCCAGGAACGTCAGGAGGCCATCAACGCCGACCACCCACTCGTGCGTGAGTTCTGGGACATGGTCGAGTTCCTCAACGGCCCACTGGGCGACACCGGCGGCAAACTGAACCACTCCCGCAAGTCGGCCTTCTTCGCCATCAATCTCAACGAGTTCGTCGAGACGGCGGCCAACAAGCGCCAGCAGCTGCCGAACCTCAGCGAGCTCAAGCGCGTGCTCAAGACCAGCAAGTCGCCCAAATTCCTGGAAACCAACAAACCGATCAACTCAGCCATCGCCGTCGACACCCACGGCACGGCAAGGACGGTTCGCTGCTGGATATTCCAGCTCGTGTAACCCCGCCGGCGCGGCAACGCCGGCTTCAACCCCAAGGAGAAGCACCATGCAAAACGACAACGACAACTTCTACCAGAGCAACCGCGGCGACACGCTGCTCACGCTGGCCATTAGCGGCCTGACCCTGCTGGCCCTCGTGCTGGCCGGCTACTACGCCCCGTCCCTGCTGGCCGTGGTCCTGCACTAACCCAACCGCCCGGACACGGCAACGTCCGGGCAACTAACCCAAGGAGAAGAATCATGCAACCGAGACAAACCCCGAAATGGATAAACCTCTTCATCACCGCCTTCGGCGCCAAGGGCCTGGTTGTCCTGGCTTGGTGGCTGGGCGCGCTGCACGCGGAGCGCATCCGTGCCGCGCAGCGCAGCTACCCGTGTCTCGAAGTGACCGGCACCTGCTCAGCCCATAGCAGCTTGATCCTGTCAGTGCTGTGGAAGCTGCTCGGATCCGAGCGGAGCCACACCATCAATCTCGCGCACAGCACCAGGACGGCCGTGATGCGCAGCGTGCACAACGCGGTGGATATGCCTGTAGTAATCGAGGAGCCCGACCGGCAAGGGGCCGGCGAGCCGTTTGACTGGGATGCGCTGAAAACCTGCTTCACCGGCGAGCGCATGAGCTTTCGCAGCGCCGGAGCCCCGGTAGAAGACGTGAAGTTTCGCGGCGCTCTGGTCATCGTCGGCAATCCGCCGCTATCGGACGCACTGCGCTCCCGCTTCGTGTTCGTTGAGCTTGATCACTCACAACGCACCGAAGAATCCGCTCAGGCCCTGCGAGACCTGCTCGACATGCACAACACCGGCGGCCTCTACCTCTACGACACCTTCAAGGCTGCTGGCGAACGCTTGGGAGGCCTGCTGCAACACACAACCGCCTACTTCGTAGAGCCGCACGACAACAAGCGAGCCGCGTTCAACCACGCCCAGTTACACGCACTGCTCGGCGTCCTGGATGACCTGTTCGTTCTGCCTACGGAAGCCCGCGAAGACGCTCACATCGAAATTGCAGCCATGTGCCTGATTACCGAATAGGCCTGAACCCCCACCCAGGCGCGGCAACGCCTGGGCACCAACCCAAGGAGAAGCACCATGCAGAACTACTTCTACATGTCCGAAGCCCCCGAAGTGGCGGCCATCGTCCGGGAGTTCTACCAGGCAAAAGACCTGCTCAATGAGCAGCTGGCCGAGCTGGGTAAGCTGTTCGGCGGAGCCATCGCCCCGATGCGCGACATCACTTCGCACTTCGCCGGTGGCGTGAAGCTGTCCGCCAGCCGCGAACTGGACGTCCACTGGTGCCGTCCTGACGAGTACGGCTACCGCAGCCTCCGCCAACAGGCAGTGCCACCCAAGGGCATCACCAAGGAGCAGCGCGCAGCTATTCGAGCCGAGCACGAGCGCCTGCGCGAGTTGTGGAAGGAACACTGCCCGCCTCGCCTGGACACCCATGGCTACTGGGATCGGCTGAATGTGAACACCGGCAACCTGATGCTCTGCGGCGGTATCAAGTTCGAGCACCAAGGCGTGGCCTACTTCTGCCTCGGTTTCGATATCAACCAGGCCCAGCACGAAGCCAACGTCGCAGCCGGCAAACCAACGTCCGGCTGGATCAGCGGCGCGGTGGAGATTTTGCCGAGCGAATACGAGTCCGCCCGCGTAGCCAAGTTGGGAGAGCGCGCATGAGCACTCAACCACTCGCAGACCTGAACATGCTGTTCGCTTTCGAGGACGTGGCCACCGCCAACAAGTGGCCGACGACGCGCAACGAGGCCGACACCGGTTACGTCGACCCGATCACGCAGGCGCGCTGGGAAGGGTTCGAGTTGGCCCACGGGCCGCACGGCGTACGTCCCGAGGGTCAGCAGCTGTACGCGGAAATCAAGAAATCGAGCAAGTACGCGCACCAGGCGACCTGGGCAAAGAGCCAGGGGCAGTACCCGTTCCCTGTTCGAGTCGTAGACGACCGCGGCGGCCTGTACTGCGTCGCCGGGGGACCGGGTGGCCAGTACCGCCTGGCGGACGTGAACCTGTACGTCATCGAAGACGGCAAGAAAGTTCGAGTGCGTTAACCACACGAAGGCCCCGCCGAGCAGCAACTCGGCAGGGCCATCCCCCAAGGAGAAGCACCATGCACCAACTACAACAGCACCACCGCTGGCCATTGCTGGCCATGGTCGCAGCACTGGCAGGCGTGACTGCCACGTCGGTGGCACTGGCCATAGCCGCGCTGATCGACAACACACTGCTCGCCGTTCTGTTCGCCTCGGCCGCGGTGGTCCTGGACCTGTTCAAGTACGTCGCCTGGCCGCTGGCCCTCGGCCTGCTGGTCGTGCGCCGAACCATGTGCGCGCTGTTGATGATGGCCTGCGCGCTGGCCCTGGGCGTCGTCTCCGGCTGGGCCACTTACGACCGGCTCATGTCCTCGATCATCAACAGCCGCGCCGAGCACCAGGCCCGCCAGGAACAACGCCAGATCGACCTGGTGGAGCAGCGCGACGCCGACGCCACCCGCATCGAGCAACTTGACAGCGATACGGCCGCCGTCCACCAGCAGGCCAACGCACTGCGCGAGCGAGGCATGGTCACCCGCGCCCTAGAGCTGGAGACAGCCGCCATGACACGCATCGACGCCGAACGGGAGCGCGCTCAGGTGCGTCGGGACCAAGCGTCGCAGGAGCTCACCGCCCTGCTGGCCCTGCCAGCCAAGGCCGCGGGCCTGCCGCTTGAACTGGCCACCCTGCTCTGCCTCGGCTTCGCCGCTGCGCTGGAGATTGTGCCGGCCCTGATCCTTTCCGCCCTGCGTCCAACACCCGCGCAGGAACGCGCCCCGGTACCAGTAGCAGCGGAACAGGAACGGGCCGAGGAACAGCAACAGGAACATCGAGAAACGGAGCAGGCACAAGCCACCAACGACGCGCTGCCGTCCGATTTGCTGCAGCTCATAGGCAGCACGGAAAGAGGAACGAAGGTAGCAGTGCGTCAGGTCGCCAAGGTTCTGCGGATAGGCAGCGACAGAGCCACCAGGCTGATGCAGAAGGCAGCCGAAGCCGGCCTGCTGAACAAGACAGCCGCCGGTTACGTGGCGGCATAAAAGATGGTCCCGGAGGGCGGCAACCCTCCGAGACCGACCAACCCCAAGGAGAAGCACCATGCAAGTGAACCCCCAAGAAGTCAGCGTCGGGAAGGCTACCACACCACGTTACGACACTATCGTCATCCGTGGTGCCACCGGCAAGGAAGTCCCCCGCAGCGTCGACGGCGGCGAAGTGGTCAGTTGGGCACGCGGCCATGAACTTGCCGCCGGAGACGCCCTACTGGAGTTCGTCAACTACGTGGCCGATGGTGACTGCGGCATCAGCCCTGGGCTGAGTGCCAAGGCGCGCGAGGCACTGGATCTGATGGAGCGTCGCAGCAAGCTGGGCTGGGAGGCGGACAAACAGCCCGAAGACTGGCAGGCCTCGGTTAACCGTGCAGCACAAACGGCCCGCGAAGTGTTCAGCGAATCACATGACGACGCCATCCAGGCGATTGAGTACATGCATGCTCTGCTGCAGCAGGCTGCCCCTGTCGTGCAAGGAAGTGCAGCATGAAGACGCCAGTCGAAGTCGGCCAAATCGCCGAGGACCTCATCACCACCTATTGCAGCGCGGCCGGTACCGAGACGCCGGACGACCTGCGCAAGGCCTGCGAGCATCTGATCAGCAAAGCCGCTCGAGCCATCGAAAAGTACAACGACCAGGCAACCGCCGTGGAAGTGCTTGAGCGCACGTCCCGCTACGTCGCCACCCATCCGATGAAACCTGAAACCGCTGACCCGCTTTACCGCGATGCCGTCGAGGCAGTCGTCAAGAATCAGCGTGCCAGCGCTTCCTTCCTGCAGCGCCGCTTCGGCATCGGCTACAACCGCGCAGCCCGCATTATCGAGGGCATGGAGCGCGACCGCATCGTCAGCGGCATGAACAGCGAAGGCGCCCGCGCCGTGCTGATGTTGGAGGTGCCTCATGCGTGAGCGTCCAACCATGGCCAGTCACCGCCTGGACCTGCCCAGCATCTGCGACATCTGTGGCAAGG